CGTTAGTATTTAATTGTTGAGACTTTCGCCTCGTATAACATCTTGAATTTCTCATAGTCTCTACTTATAGTGTATAAGGAATGACAAAGCGGAATTATGTTAGTGTTTGTTTGATAATGATATTGCACGGCTTCATTTAACCGATCGTAAGCCATCTCGTCGTCGTAGTTATACAACGTATCGCCAAGAGACACGAAGTGACTATGTAGTACTTCGTAATCCAAGGCAGGAATAGGGGCCCCTAGTTTCTCGCAACGCTTGACTGGATCCGACATTAAACGACATCCTCCCGGATAGCGCACCACAAAGGTAGAGCAGAATCGACCATACTTAGATTGCGTTACTTTGCTGGACAAATTGAAAACCGAAGCGAAGAAATCCGTCATTCGTCCGTCGTCGATACGTTCTGGTGTGGCGATCAAAGAATCGTCACCCAAGAGTAGTATATAATAAAACGAGCGAGGTAGTTCAGTACTAGCGGCCAGAGTCAGCATATTAACTATCGTATTACCGAGAGCCGTCGTGGCCGACCCCGAGCGTCTCTGTAGCAAGGACCACAATTTGATACCTGTCTGTGCCGATGTCATAACACAGTCTATGTTACCCTCTTTCCATATAGAACCAATGCCCAAGTCCAAACCTAGTTGCTCGTACACAAACCACTCGAGACGTAAGCACGTCCATTGTTGCGACTTGTCATACTTCGAGTGATCAATTTCTACGTAGTTTGGCGCCGAGAACTTAGGTTCGAATGTACGCACGACTTCCTCTAAATCCTCCCTAGTCTTCTTCATGTTGAACACGACGTTCGGCTTGAGTAGTGAGACTAGCCTATCTCTGATCTCTAAAAAGCAGGAACTAAAAGCTGCATTTATCTCCTTAGTGTGGTAAACAACAGTCTGCAACGCGGAATACTCTGCGATTATAGACTTATCGCACTTCGGTTTAACCTGTGATTTAATCATGAGCTCATATCTCTTGGGATCCATAAAGAAGAGATTAAAATCTAGGTCTCTGATACGCTCGGCTACCTCTGGCGTCAGCCTCTCCGCCCACCCACGAGTATTCTCAACAGTAGGAATTATTTTATTACGCTTGTATTCTTCTATGACGTCTCTCGCTCCGTCCACGAAGAAGTTGTCGATTACTTTGTTCCAAGTGTAATCAAGTACATCTTCAAATGAGTTTAACTCCTCCAAGAAAGGTACGTCAAAGTTTCGCTTATACAACGCCACCAACGTTTCCTTTAAGGCCTGTGGTCGATTAGGACCTGCAGAGGTGCGCAAATTACTCTTAACGGCAGAAACGTCTTTGAGTGGTCCGACCGCACTAAGCGACAGATTCATCTTTCCCACATCTAGATTTAACTCTAGTGGTGAGTAATTGACTTGCCCGGCGTCATAGGTGTAGTCTACGGTAGATAGTCCCGGAAATACCGAATCGTAAGTGAACTGCATAATGGAAAGTGGATCTTGCATAATATTCGGCGGAATCGGTCTGTTGTGGACATAATTAACCAGGTGCTCAGAATGCGCCAACATTTCCGCGGCTACTGGATTGTAATAGTTCGTCGTCACTCTGTGGTAATTACCATTTTCGTCTGCTATCTTCTCCGCAAGTTTAACGAACGGCGAGTCTTTATCACGTGGTGTCATCGACTGTTTATGTATAATGGGAACCGGTTCCCATACATAGTTATGATCAGGAACCATCTTAACAAGATCGACATCGCCATGTACGTTAAGTCCCATATCCCCAGGGTTACCGGCTTCTTTTGCTACTAAGACACTGTCTAAGACTCTACGCACGCTGTCAGATAAATAGCCCCGCATATTATCAACGGAGCGGTGAAGACTGAAATGTCCGAAGGACCAGTTCTCTTTATGCATTCGTGGCTGAGGTGACGATGGTGCGGACAAGGCCCGCATCGCTG